TATATCTGTTCTGGGTCGTAAAGACATTGGGACAGGTATTCTTCGTAACCTGACTGATGGTGGTGAAGGTGTGTCTCGTAGAATTATAACAGAAGAAACTAGAAAGAAATTGAGCGACAGTGCTAAGAATAGACCCATGGTGTCGTTCAAGGGTCGCAAACACACACCTGAAACTAAACAAAAGATATCACAGAAGAAACTTGGCACAAAGATGAGTGAAGAAAGTAGTAGAAAGAAAAGTGAAAAGACCAAAGGTAAGTGGAATGGTGGTGGCAATATGGGTAGAAAGTTTAGTGAAGAACACAAAAGAAAGATAAGTGAATCAGTGAGGAGGGCTTGTGCCAAAAGAAACAGTGGCCTCTAGACCTTGACAACTGCCCCTAAATAACATATGATTCATAGGTAGTTCAGGAGTTCTCATGTCTGCCACTTATCTTCCTCAGCGTCAAAAGTTCAGAATTACTTTGGAACTTGATGTCATGGATGACTTCAATGCACATAATCTAGATTGGGAAAAGATTCTTGACCTTCAAGGTGATGAACATGTTGAGACATATGTGGAAGATTTGAGTGTGCCTGACCACTTCTTCTCCTGATAATATATTGAGGTGATAAATATATTATATTGTCACCTCCACCAATGGCTTACTATCTTACTAAACCATGTTTGATTCAGTCTTCAAAGACATTATATTACACTGGCGATAGTGTATGGTCTGATGACATTTTGGACAAAAAGAATTTTCCTACCAGAGGTCCATTGGATACACTGATTGCCAATGTAGATGGTAAATCTGGTGGATTTAAGAACGCAACTGTAGTAGAAGCATGAAGAACCTACAACTTTTTTTAGAACAGGCTAAAGTTAAAACAACAGAACTCAACAAAAGTCAAAGTGAATTTGAAAAAACTCAGGCTGAATTGGCTAAAGGGAGTACCTTGAATTACAATTATGGTGGATCAGATACTCTTAATTCGCCAGAAGATAGAGACTTTACAGTGAGTGCTAGAGAAAGGTACTTAGAATCAACTAAAGAACGAAGAGAGCGAAAAGAGAAAGAAAGGGAAGAGAAAAAAAGAGAAAAAATTGCAGCAGAAAAGGCGGCAGAAAAAGAGGCAGAAAAACAAGAACTTAGAGATATAAGAGACGACATAAAAACCCAAAAACAAGAACTTAAGAGAGCTCTTGCAACTGAAGAACTTGGTACTGGACTGACAATTACTGGTCCTCGTGCAAAACGAAGTGCCGCAGATCGTAGAAAACCCGGTGTAAAACAAAGAGTTAAGGCACTTGGTGGTGGTAAGACTGCACCAGTAGATTATAAACCACAAGGTGAGAAACCAAACAGAAGTGGTAATAATAAAACTTCAAATACTACTCAACAACCTGAAAAGGCCAGAGATGACAAACAAGTCAAACAGTCATATGCTGACAAAGTAAAGGCAGATAGAAGAGCTGCAGCACAAGCAAGAGCACAGGCCAAAAAGAGTGGTGGTGAGGTAAAGACAACTAAAGCATCTTCCAAAGATACGACAAAGGCTGCAGACAAACTCCTGTCAACAAAGAAAGCCAAGTCTGTATCTCCTGATTACAAACCAGCCAAAGCTTCTGGTTATACCAGAGATCAAAGAGATAAGATTAGAGGAGAAGGTGAAAGATACTTGAAAGGTATCTTCAAAGATCAAGAGACCGCCAAATATAAGAAAGAAACAGGTGTCAATCCTGATGCTAAAGGTAGACAAAAGATCCTTGGTAGAGTCAATAAGAGGATGAAATGACACAAAAAATGATGCGGTTGTTCAACACACTCACAGAGGCTAGAACTTACATCAAAAATGATCAGTCAATCTCATTATCAAAGGCCAAAGAGTATGTTGAAAGAAATACTGTATTGACAAATGGTGTTACAGGTAGTAAAATATGGGTAATTCTTCCGTAATTATTGGGCAGTCATGTGCAGGGGTGTATTTGACATAAGACCCAATCTACGATATAATAAATAATAATACCCCTGCAAATTGAAGAATGGACTTTAACTGTGAAGGTCTTAATCACATATTTGACTGTGATGGACCGTCAGTAATTACACTGACAAAGTATACACAACTCGATTGCCCACTAACTGGGCCTGGTGCACCACGGTATGGTATACCTTGGTCAGATAGTGAGAGAGAGTTACAACTTAGCACAAACCCATACTTTACCAAAGAGAGCCAAATTGAGGCTGGTAAGAAAGGTGGGCGCACTACGAAAGATAACAATTTAGGTATCTTCAATCCTGAGTATGATAGGACACCCAATGCAAGAATAGCTGGTGCCAAAGGTGTCAAGACCCAAATTGAGAACAATATTGGTATTTGGGCAATGACCCCTGAACAACAATCAGAGAGGTCAAAGAGAGGTGCCAAGACTACAACATCTCAACGGTGGAAATGTTTAGTCACTGGTCACATATCGACCCCTGGTGGTTTATCTAACCATCAGAAGGGGTTAGGTATAGATTACAAGGACAAATCCCTCCGTGTTAAAGTTACTCACCCCCAATTGACCACTATAGTGTAACCACAAGAAAATATGTCACTCACTCACATCGAACATCCAGAAGACTGCATTCTGACCGGTGATTTATCAGTATTTGACCTACTTTATGATGTGGGTCATATCTCTATGAAAATGGACGGTATGAGTTTGGTTTGGGGCACAAACCCACTCAATGGTAAGTTCTTTTGCTCGACAAAAGCCGCATTCAATAAGAAGAAAGATCGTAAATGTTATACTACTGATGATATATTTGAGCACTTTGGTCATCAAATGGAAGTGTTCGAGATTCTGTCATATTGTCTTAAGTATCTACCAAGAACTGATAACATTTACTGGGCTGATTGGCTTGGTTTCGGTAGAACTGATGTATTGACACAAAATACTCTTACCTATGCATTCCCTGAGGCTATCACTCAGAAACTGGTAATCGCACCACATACTCAAGTGTATGTTACCACTGCATTTCACGAACCTATCTGTGAACCAATCAAAGAATCGTTTGATGACAGTGTTATCATCAAGTGGGTACAACCTTCTGTTGATCGTATCTTTGGTGGTTATGATGCACCCAAGATTAACACTGACAACATCAAGTTTCTGACTGATAAAGAAGCAAGTCAGGCCAAAGTTGCCATCAATGCTCTTATCAAGTCTGGCCAGTTTGTTGATGATGCATCACTGACTGAAATTTTAGGTTGTCCTTTCCTTGCCAATCTATATCAGTTGGTTATTGACATCAAGTATGATTTGATTGATAGTTTGATTGTCAACGATGCACCAACTGCATATCTTCCTAATGGAAAAGAGACTGACGGTGAAGGTTATGTCTTTCATTCTGATACTTATGGTTCAGTTAAATTGGTAAATAGGACAACTTTTGCCTATGCTAACTTCAATCATGGATTTGGTAACTGATTAATATGACACAATTTAATGTAAAGGGTGCCTGGACTGATCGTAATGGTCGTAGACACAACTTTGAGATACAAACTGATAGTGCGGATAGATCTTTGATACGGGATATTGTAGAATCACAGTACCCAGCAGAAAGAGTTGTAATTAACTCGGTTCGTCAACGATAATAAAGTTACTCACCTCCAATTGACCTCCACAGTATAATCACCACCACCACATGACTACTGCTCAAAATCATCTTAAAAATCAACTTAAGTTGATCATGTCTCTTGATCAATCTCAGTTGGATATTTACACTCGGGACACCATGTTCAAGTGTATTGAAGATCTTTCTGGTGGTATTTGTTGGAGTTCTTCACTTAAAATTGATGAAACTGGTGCACTTCTTACTCCCGATGCATTTCTGAGATGGAGTGAATACCCAGATAAGACTCTATCTAAAGTTATTGACATGAAAGTCAAAGGCGGAAATAGTCTTACCAAAGAACACTTTGGTGGTGTTCGTAGTGGATCGAAGTTTATTTTTGCATATCATTATGATAAGTTTATTGAGGATAAATCTTACGATCTAATCAACAATTTCTTGACAGATATTGATAGATTGTCTAAAGTAGTTGTATCTACTCGTAGTGAAAATGAAGCCTTTGCTCTAATTCGTAAGAGAACTCCACAAGATTACAAAGAGATTAACATTTGTAAGTTAATCTATGTCAAAAATGTATCACGAAAGAAATTTGTTGACTGTAAACATAATGTAATTGATTCCGACCTTAC